TAACGGTTATTTAATTGTCCTGCTTTTTGGATACCAAATGCATAAGACATTTTAGTTACATCACCATCAGAAGTTGAAGCAAATCCTGGGATTGATTCAAGGATAGTTGCTACTGAAGGAGAACATACTAAGAAATTAGCTCCACCTCTAAGAGTCTTTTGGTGAATCTTATTAGAAACTTTTTGCATTTTAGTTCCTAAAGTTGCAAACCATTGACCTTGAGTATTAAGGAATCCTAAATCATCTGCCCAAGCTGTTTTACCTGCATTAAGGTAATTGTTGTTTTTAGCAGACCAGTACTCATCAGCTGCAGAAGCATCTTGAATAATCATATCTAAGTTTTCTAGGTCAATTTCTAGAGCGATATACTCAGACATAATTGAAGTCAATTCAGCTTCAGCATCAAGAGATTGGTAAGCATTCAAATCTTGAGCAAATTCTGGTGTCCATTGTGCTTTCAATTTTCTTGTTTTAGCAACAATAGCTTCAGATTTCATTTTGATGTCAATTTGAGGAATTGCTAATGCATCAGCAGCAGTAGATTCAGCGTTAGTATATCCAGCACCAGAATTGTCTTCAAAATCACCTCTGTAATTGTCAGCAGGTTGTAGGTTGTAGTATAATTTAGCTCCAGCAGATGTAGCACTCATGTTGGCAGCATCACTAGCAAATACAAATGTAATTGTAGTACCATTAGTAGAAGTGTACTGAGGTAATAAATTAACGTTTGTAAAATTAGATCCTGATTCAAGTACAAATGCACGAACACCTTTTTTATCAAATACACGTCCTGGGCTTGTAGGTCCATTTACAGTCATGTAAGAGTAATCAGCACCAGCTGCAATTGAAGCTGAAAGTTCAGCATCATAATTGATTAAAGCCCAAGTAGAGTTAGCAGGGTTGATAGATCCTGAAGCTATTGGGTTTAAAGATTCTGTGAATTGGTTGATTGAATAAGCAAATCTACCAGCACCATAAAGACCACCATAAGGATCTGCATTAGCTCCTGGGTTGGTTACACCGTACATAGAAGATGTATCAGCATATACTTCGCTAGAAGGTCCAAATGTAGTTTTAGGAGCTTCTTTACCTTGTCCATATTGGAAATCAAGGAAGAAAACTAGTCCTGAAGGCATGTTCATTGGTTGAACAGACATGAATTCTTTAGTTGCTGCTAAAGAACCAAAAATCTTACGTACCAATGGAAGAGCTACACCAGCCCAGTTTTCACCTTGACCAACGTTAAATCCTGAACCTCCTAATTGGTTTGAAGATTGTTCTACTACTAATTGTTTTGCTTGGTTTTCAAGGATCATAGCCATGTTGTTTCTATCAACTTCGCTATTCAATCCTTCTAATAATCCCGTTTTAGCCCATTTAGAAGCCATACGAGTTGCGTCGCTTTGCATGTTTTTCCATCCAGAAGCTGCGCTTTCTAATAAAGAATTAATACTTGACATTTTGTTTTGTTTTTTTGTTTTTGTTTTTAAATTAGTTACTTAATAATTCCAGCCAATTTTTGCATTCTTAAAAATGCCTCGTTTGACTCTACGATTGGTTGTTTTACAGTTGGAGTAACAGTTGTTTTAGAAGCTCTACCTAAGTTTTCTTTAATAGTTTCTTTTTTAACTTTAATTCCCTCGTTTAAAGTTTCATAAACTAATTTAACTTCACTTACGTTGTTAGCTTTATCAAACGAACTTAATACTTTCACTTTTTGATTTTCGTTTAAGTTTTTAGATTTGAAGATTTTATTTGAATAAAGTAATTTAGCATTTAATAAATTAATTTCATTTAATTCACTTCTTAAAGTTTCAATTGTTGATTTAGCTTCAGCTAATTCTTCTTCAGTCTCATCAATTCTAGTAGCACCTCCTGCAGCTGAGCCTAGCCCATTAACTACTTTAAGAATTTTTTGCCACTTTTTAGCTCCTTCTTTTGCTTTTCTTTCAGCATAAGATCTTAAAGCAACATATGCTACTCCAGATGAAATTAAAGCTGCAATTCCTCCAAGAATAGCTGCTAGTTCTGGTCCTGCTGGGAATGGTTCTTCTTTTAAAATACTTTCAGTTACATTAGCAAAAGCATCCTCAATTTCTTTGTCTTCTGAGGTTTCTTCTCCCATTTCTTCAATTTCTCTTAAAAGTTCTGCTAAATCAACGTCTTCTTCTTCAAAAGAAGCTTCTTCTTTACCTTCTTCACCTTCTTCACCTTCTTCAGATTCAAAATTAGGTCCTGCTTCTATGTCACCATCTTTAATCATTTGTGCGAGTACATCTTCAATCATTTCCTTTAATTCATCATCTGAGATTTCTTCATCTTCATCTTTGTTTTCATCTTCATCTTTAGCTTCTTGAAGGTTTTCTTCTTCTTCTTCTCCTTCTTTTAACTCATCTTGTTCTAACTCTGCTAAAAGCTCTTCCAAATCAACTTCCATTACATCTCCTTCTTCATTTTCAGTAACATCTTTAGCTGTTACTCTTTTTTTAGTTTCTGGGTCTTCATGTTCTTCTGCGTATTCTTTAATATCGTCTGATTCCATTTCTTGAAGTTTTAAAGATAGCATAGATTTAAGTTGAGGTGTAAAGGCTTCTTCAAGAGCTGCTTTTGCGTTAGCTATAGCCATTTCTTTTACTGCTTTAGCTTCAGCGATTGCTTCTTTAAGCATTTCTCTGTTTTTT